GTCATCATATGGCGGAACTCTCAATATCTCCATGAATTACTTACCGAATTCCTTAGCAACCTCTTCTGGTGCTGCTGCTCGGATATGTGACCTAGTTAGCCACTTCTCTGCTGCATCCTTGTCAACAATGTTATAGCCACGGTATACCTTACCTACTTCTGGCCATGTTACATTCTTTGTTGAGAAAATTGCTACTGTTTCTTTCTTTTCTTCTGACTTTGCATTTTTCTTTCTTGGGGCAGCCTTTACTGCTGTAGTAGCGCCAATGACGCCATCGGCTACTGATCCAAGTGCCTGAACTTCTTCAGGTGCCTCGTATGCAGGTGCTTCAACTACTGCTTGAACAGGCTCTTCTACAACTGGAGTTTCTACAATAGTTTCTTCAACTGGCTCTTCGACAACTGGTGCCTCGTAAACTGGTGCTTCAAATACTGTTTCTTCTTCAATTGGATTATTATTCATATTTTCCATGATTCCTCCTTGTTAGTATTATATCATTATAAATTTATAAGGGGAGCAGGAGAACTAACTCCCACTCCCCCTAAATTTTACTGTTACAGATTATGCGTCTGCTGCAGCATCAGCGAATGCAATTGCATCCTGCTCTTCCCATTGAATACCGAAGCGAACGAAGACTGTGTATTCTACAGTGTCCTTCTTTGGCTTGTATTCACGGTTTACTGTAATGTCACGCTGGAATCCCCATACACGGTTCTGTGGGAATGTCAAGTCGACATATCCTGCAGGGTAGTAAGGAACTTCTTGTACGTCAATTCCTAGGACACGAGTTGTACGTGCTCCTCCGAATGTCTGATCTCCACCGTCAAGATATGCTTGACGATTTGTTGGAGTACCGCCTGCGCGAGAAGCAAATGCTTCTGCGACTGCGTCTGCTAGAGTACCGTTATTCTTAACGATTCCCTGGAATGCGTCTGTACCAGCATAGAACTTCAAGTTAGACTTGATAGCACGATACTTACGTGGCATTGCAAGGATGATGTTCTGCATTACATCTGTTGTCCAGGCGTTATTAACGACTGTTACAACTGACTCATGAGCATCTCCGTCTGTCTTTACACGGTTTACGAATCCGTCCATAATTGAAAGGAATGCGCCAGTTGCTCCATCGCCGTTGATTGCAAGGTCTTCGATATCATTACCGAAAGCGTTTGTCATCAAGCGTACAATGTGATCTTCTAGTGCTGCACCTTCGATATTATCTTCTAGTGACTCTGCAGATACTTCCCAGTCAAGACGAATCTTCTTTGTAGTCAATTCAACCTTTGAGAATGTTGCACCTGCGTTTGTGTAATCGCCAACTGCTTGCGCTGCTGCACGGATTACACGCTCTCCGACGTTTACCTTTTCGAGTTCCATTGTATTGGCTCTCATAGTAACGCGACGGCCATCTTTGGCGAGGATTGTAGCATCCCACACGTAGTCGATAAAACGACGTGCTTGCTCTGGGCGGAGAATTCCGCTGCCAGCCTCACCTGAAGGATTTACTGCATTTGGTCCAGAGTTATCACCTGATAGGGCTACTGGGATATTACCCAATACACCACCATCGGCATAGTTACCTGGTACGTTTGAACCTGCGTCTGAACCTGATGCAAATGCACCCTGTCCTTGATACAAACCTGGGGCTACGCCACCAAGTTGACCTGATACTCCAGGCTGGTTCTTTTCTATATTTTGTTCCGACATATTGTCACCTCCTGTGATTTTCTAACTTAATAGATCGGCTGTTTTGAGGAAACTACCGCCCCATAGGGATTTTTCAACCATTTCAGGTTGATCCTGTACAATCTCGCCGAGATCGCCAGACTTTCGGAAAGCAGTATCGGCTTCCACAGCGTCAACTCTCTTTCCAAATCTATCAAATTCATTCTTTGCTGCAGCAATATCTTTTGCTACCTCTGTGAATGATTCTTTTACTACTTCAACATCTACCTTTGAAGACTTAAGCATTTCTACTTCTGCCTGCAATGATTTAACTGTTGATACTAGATCGCTAAAGGCTTTTTCAAGACCATCATTAGTTTCTGTAACTGTTTCTGCAACTGCATCTACAACTACATCATCTGACTTAGGAGCC